CTGAGCGGGATGGGGTAATCCTTTCATTGTCCGCCGGAAACTGCGGTGATGGTCCGGAGGGCCGTGCTCTTTTGCGGCAGCTCGGTCCAACGGACCATCCGGTTTATCTTCTGATGGACCGGGCCTATGAAGGGGATGAAACCAGGGCTCTGGCCGTGGAACTTGGCTACACACCTGTTGTCCCACCTAAAAGCAATCGCAAAGATCCTTGGGACTATGATAAAGAGCTGTACAAGCAGCGCAATCAGGTCGAGAGGCTTTTTCGCCGTATTAAACGCTTTCGCCGCATTTTTACACGTTATGACAAGCTTGATGTTATCTTTTTGGCTTTTCTCTATTTTGCACTCATTGTTGATGCCCTTATGTGAACACAACCTAAGCGGAATCGTCCTGCGTGCCTACGTGGGGTACTGATGTAGGAGCAGTGGGGCAAACAAAGAGTGCCGATGGATTAGTTCATGCGCTGGCATAGTTTGGCCATAATCTCCCTGCGCAGAAAAAATGGCCAGCCGGGGTAATAACCGGCGCGGCACTCATACAAAGTGTGCGGTGGAGGAATGGGTGACGCTGACACTGTAAGAGACAGACGATGGGAAACCTTTATGCGTAATGGCGCGTCCAGCATGTCTCAATTCGGAGTTCAAATCTTCGCTCGCACAACATATGCAGAGGTAGCTCAATGGTAGAGCAGTACCAGTAGCGCTGCTGGCAGTGTGTACACGCTGGACATTTAATCTACAGACGGATATTCGACTCATCCCCTCTGCACACTGATGTGGGTCTCCGACGTATGAACTGGAACCATAGAGATATTAGGGAACGTTTCTGACACGGAAATTTGACGGGCAGAAACATGATTGTGAGTATGGGGCGTTTTAACAATCATTCGAGACGCGCACTATTGTTGCAGGCCAAACGGTAGGACGGCGATATTGGGGAGTGTGTAATCCAGCGAGGTCGAGGAAGCGTAGCCGGAATATATGTGCGGTGGCGAAATAGGTAGACACTATGGGCGATTGGGTAGGCAAGCGAGGAAGTATCTTATCGGGTGATCTCGTAAAAGGGTGCTTGTCATGTAGGGTGCAAATCCCTACCCGCACAACATACGCAGACCTCCGGCGCATGAACCGGAGGCTGTATCAGGTGCCGGGTAGCTCCCGGATGAACTGAGCGTAGGCGCAACACCTCAGAGAGATTAATAATGGCTACTAAAAACTGCAATTGTATCGGAAAGCTAGAAGACACGCTCTAAAAACGGGGTCTGTTCGGGTTAGTGAATGGAGCAGTTGTGTGACAATCTAAGCGGCAAGCGCACTACTTAAAGATGCTCCTATCTTACTAATTGGTTAGGTGGCCGTCCTCTCAAGACGGAGATGTCGGTTCAAATCCGACTAGGAGTACCAAATTCCAGTATTGCGTTAAATCTTGTAAATGCTGCCGAAGACAAATGGTTGCGTTACCGGCCTTTCAAGCCGGAGAAGTTGGGTTCGATTCCCACCGGCAGTACCACACATGGAGTAACTGGTGTAATGGTAGCACACCTGGTTTGGGTCCAGGAGGCACGGTTCAAATCCGGGTTATTCCACCATAGGAGCGCATACAGCAATATTTTTTGGAATCAACTGTTAATTGATATACCCACAAAATGCGCTCTGTAAAAATAGATTGGTGTGATGGAATAGGTAGACATGACAGGCTCAAACCCTGTTGTCAGAGATGACGTGTGGGTTCGATTCCCACCACCAATACCAAGATATGTTTTAGCTATACTATCATATATATAAAGAACCCCCGCCTTTCAACGGGGGAGGAATCACGGTTCAACACCAAGTCTTTCAGCGATTTCCTCGGGAGACAAATCAGATGCCTTTTCCAAAATCTGCTGGATTTTAATGGGCTTTTCAAGTTCGGCTTTTTCAGCTTGCAGTTTTGCGATTTTGGCATCAATATCTTTTATGCGCTGCTCTCTCGTGCGCCTTCTGCGTCTGACGTGTTTCTTTTCTTCATCCATGTGGTAGCACCTCCTTAAATATTGTACCGTAAGAAGTTTATACCATATTTTCAAGAAAAATACAATAGTTAATTTAGGGGCGTCGCCAAGCTGGTAAGGCATCGGACTTTGACTCCGACAAGAGTAGTCATGCTATTCGCCCGCAGGTTCGAGTCCTGCCGCCCCTACCATCAAATTTAAGGGGTGAAATTATGGCAAGGAAAACGTCTGCGGAGAAGGAAATATGCGGAAAAATTATTAAAAAGATTCCTGTCTCAGAAAATGGGTGTGGTGTGCAGTGTAGCACCAGAACCGGACAGAGATTTCTGATTAGTCAAAATATTGAAAAAATGAAGTTTGTATTATGGCGAATGGTCGATGGGGGATATGAAAAGATTACAGTTGCAAATTCTCCGTTTGATTTATATGATATCATTCCTTGGGAACAGTGATAAGATATGGCCCCGTAGCTCAATCGGGAGAGCGCCAGCCTGTCACGCTGGAGGTAGCGGGATCGAAACCCGCCGGGGTCGCCATATATTTCAGTGATACTAACAGATAAGCAACTCTAAAAATATTTGGTATAAATGCAGGAGTGGCCGAGTGGTTTAAGGCGCTTGTCTTGAAAACAAGAGGCGGTGAGTATCCGTCCGTGGGTTCAAATCCTACCTCCTGCGCCATCGGGATAGCTTATGGAAAGCGTTGCGGTTTTTCCGTATATTCTAAAACTGCAAAGATTGAGTTCGATTCTCAATTTCCGTTTTATATCTATATCAATGCGTCTGTAGCTCAGTTGGCAGAGCAGCGGGCTTTTAACTCGTTGGTCGGGAGTTCGAATCTCTTCAGGCGCACCATAAATAATAATTGTTGGAATGTCCAGCCTGTAATATGGCTGGGCTTTTATATTTCAAGTAAAGGAGGGATAACAATATGGCGGCGAAAAAGCAACTGAAGAAGCTAACGTTGACGCCAAAGGTAAATAAGGAGGCCAAGCCAACGGAAATTGAACCCAATATTATAAGCGATGAAGTGTATCGCTGTTCGTGTTGTGGTCATAAATACAAGAAACAGGAAGGGAAGTTCAACAAATCAAAGTCTCCAATCTATCGTGGGAACAATGGTTATACCACCATATGCAAAAAATGTATTAGTCAGCTATATGAAGGATATATTAAGTTCTTTGATAGAGATGAAGACTCAGCTATGGAACGGATTTGCCAAATTACGGACATGGTTGTTGATGATGTTGCGTGGGCCGCGTCGCGGAAAATCAGTGAAAACAGAAATCGTATGAGCGCATATGTTGCAAAACTTAATCTGCGTCAGAGCGATGGAGAAACATATTCTGATACATTGGTCAGGCGATGGGAGGCTCAGGTTGAAAACGCAGAGAGTGCAAAAGAGGTTGAGCAGAACGACGATATTACGGTTGCCCCTGATACTGTTCGTAGATTCGGCGTTGGATTCAAAGAAAATGAGTATGAGGCCATGGAGTTTGAGTACAATAGCTGGGTCGAAAAATACGGAGAACCAATTGATAAGCGGCAGGAAGAGCTTTATGTTTCAATGTGCTATTTGAAGCTGAATTTGCAAAAAGGGATTCAAAACGATTCAAACGGTATGGGTACATTGGCAAATTCATATAAAGCGTTCATCGAAGCTGCTACTACTGAAATTGAAGACCGTAAGAAAAAAGCGCAGGCAGATATGGAACTAAAACCATTGGGTATACTGATTCGCGATATTGAAAGATTTTGTCCTGCTGAATATTATAAAGATAAAAAACTATATGTAGACTATGACAGTTTGAAAGATTATATCTCACGGTTCATGACACGGCCATTGTGTAATTTATTGACAGGTTCTAAAGAAAATGATAAAGAGTTTAACCTGTCTGACACGGAGGAATAGCCATGGATTATGAGAATCTGGTTGATGAGCGGCAAGCACATGTTCATGAGAACTACTCCGATAACAATTACCTTGGAGATAAGGACAGGGTACGAAAACTGATGGACTGGATTACATTCTGGCGAAGAAATCCAGGGCGCTTTGTGGAACATTACTTTGGACTTACACTGCACCTATATCAACATATTATTCTGTTCTTAATGAATATTTATCCAAGTATTTGCATTGTTGCTGCTCGTAGTGCGGCTAAATCTTTTATCATTGCAATCTATTCCTGCAAGGAAGCTATCCTGCGACCTGGGTCGAGAATCGTCATTGCTTCTGCGACTAAGGGACAGGCCAGACTGATTGTGTCTGAAAAAATCAAGAAAGAAATCCTACCAAACTCTCCGCTGCTTCAGGAAGAGATTGATACATTCAAAGACAGTCAGAATGAAATCGAGGTTGTCTTTAAGAATGGCAGTTCTATTATTGTTGTTACAGCAAATGACAACGCTCGTGGACATCGGGCGACTGTCATGATATACGAAGAGTTTCGTATGATTGCAAAGAATGTTATTGACTCTGTTCTTTCTCCGTTCTCATATGCACGGCAGGTCCCCTATATGAATTTTGAGGAATATGACGAGTTGCTTGAAGAACCGAAGGAGGTCTATATTAGCTCTGCATGGTATCGGAATCATTGGATGTGGAGTACCATGAAGACATTTGTAAGCAATATGCTAAAAAAGGATTCCTCGGTTGTAATTGGAATGGATTACAGTATTTCGCTGAAACATAAAATCAAAACCAGAAAGTTCTTGATTAGTGAGCGCCAGAAGTTGGATAGCATGACCTGGGCAATCGAGTATGAAAACCAAATGATTGCCGATAATGCACATGCTTATTTTACATATGAAATGCTTAATAAGAATCGGGTGTTAAAACGGGCATTTTATCCAAGGCGTAATGAAGATGTCTTTTCAAAAATCAAGAATAAGTATTCCATACCAAAGCAAAAGGGAGAAATTCGTATTGTTTCATGTGATATTGCACCTGAAGGCGGAAAGGGAAATGATAATTCTATCTTTACCTGTATTCGTGCTCTGCCGGAAAGTAAGGAGTATAAAAGCTCTGATACAGGAGGCGAACACATTGAAATCAAACAGGGTTATCGCAGACAGGTTGTTTATATGGAGCCGCAGACAGAGTTTGAGACAACAAAACAAGCAATTCGGATTAAACAGTTATTTGCTGATTTTGATGCTGATTATTGTGTGTTAGACGCAAGGAATGCGGGAGTTTCAATATTTGATTCTTTGGCAAAAGTACTCTATGATGAAGAGAGAAATGTGGAATATACGCCATGGACATGTATGAATGATGATAAAATGGCAGGTCGTATAGTTATCGCTGGTCAGGAACCAGTGGTATATGCTGTCAAGGCGCAATTGGATACAAATAGTAGAATTGCTGTGTGTATGAGAAATACGCTTGAGAACAAGATGATTGAACTTATGGTTAATAACCAAGAAGGAGTTGAAGATTTGCAGCGACGCATCCCAGAATACGCTGATGCTGATGTAGAAACACAGCTATTTTTTGAACGTCCATACTTGGAAACTGTTGCTTTAATCAATGAGATGATTTCTTTGGAGTATACAATTCAAAATCAAACTGGGCTTATTAAAATAGAAGAGAAGTCCGGAGCGCGTAAGGATAGGTACACATCTGTATCTTATGGAAACTACTTTATAGAACTTTTGGAAAAGGATTTATTTTCTGACAGTTCAGATTATGAGTACGTAGCACTTTACAACTAAGGAAGGAGGTGGAGACTTTATGGCTAGTAAATCCAGGTTTCAGCCGTGGATCGGTCGCGGCGCACGCATTGGAAGCAGGCAGCCAAATATTGCTGACCAGTCTGTGGAATCAAAAATAGATGATGGTTCATTTTATGAATTCAACACCCGGCTTGGAGCAGTGTTCCTCAATGTAGCAAACCAGGGGGCAAAAAGACAGGCACCATATACGACAGATGAGATCATGTCAATGTCTCAAGACCCTATGCACCATATTGAAGAGTTAAGACGCTGGGCACACTGGGCATATTATTCCAATGGTACAGTAACGACTGCAATCGATAGTTTGGTAAGTCTTCATTCTCTTGATTATATTGTGACTGCCAGACCTAAAAAAGCCGGTGTAAAGCGGAGAGGGTATCGAAGCGGAGCAGATAAGATGAATAGCGTGCTTCGAGCTATGCGATATAAGGAAGTGATCCGAAACGCATTGTTTCATGATGCTAACGATGGTATGTATGTTGGTTATATGGAGACTCGAACGGTTCCCGTAAATAATAAGACCGTGTTGACAGATTTTGATGTTCATGGTATTACTGAAATTAACTCTTCTGGAGTAAACGTTGTTGTGATTTCTCTTCCAATTGAATATGTACAGATTATTGGCCGAAGGAACAACTGCTACGAGGTGGCATTTGACCTTCGGTATTTTGATGGTATGACGGAAGATGAGAGAAAGAGACGTTTGCAGGGCTTCCCACGTCAGATTCAAGAAGGGTGGGAAAAGTACAACAATGGTGATTTCAAAGATGGAGCGACATGGCTTCGTTTGGACTGGCGGAAAACAATTGTAAACAAGATTAAAAGTGGCCTGAATGATATTTATGGAGTTCCTTTTGCTGTTGCGGCATTGGATGATATTAACTACGCCAAATTTTTTGTTGAAACAAAGCGTGGTGTTCTGGATAAAGTAAATAACAATATATATTATGAGACATTCCCGGAAGGTAAAGAGAAGGGCACGTCGGCTCTTACTAGAAAACAGCAACAAGATCAGCATAACACTGTGATGAAGGCGTTGACTGGTTCCAACAGATTTAGCGTTGCAAAGTTCTTTTCTTTGGCCGCTGGATCAAAGATGGACTCGCTTCCGGTTGATACTTCGATACTGGATGAAAAGAATGAGAATGCAATTAAGGAAGATGTAAATGAAGACCTTGGGTTCTCTGCTGCTGCATTGAGCGGCAGTTCAACCGGTAATTATGCTACTGCAACGCTGAACATGGAGATTATTGCAAGCAATGTGTTTACATGGATTGAAGCAATTGTTGAAGAGCTAAATAAATGTCTGAATTACAATGTTATTCGGGATTCAAACTATCGCATTGAGTTCAGAGTGCTGCCAATCACATTTGTAAATCGTGAGAGGCAGGTTAAATTCTACTCGGATTTGTATGCCCGTGGAAAAGGTAGCTTGATGGCATGGATTGCAGCTACAGGGATTAACGCAGATGATTACCTTTCTCTTATGGACTTTGAGCTTGACGAGGATTTTGAAAATATCTATCCAGTACATAAAACTTCATTTACTGTTACTGAAAAAGATGCGACGGACAATGAGGTTGATAAAAGCAACGGAGGACTCGAATCAAATCCAAGTACAGAGTCTACAAAAGCAAATAATGGCAATGCAAGCCCGTCTCCGTCCGGTTAATTTAAGGAGGTGATAAGGGTGTATAAATTCTTAAATACGTGTTTACCAATATATGAGATTTCAAGTGAGAGTGGAATATTGGGGCGTCGTCGTATTAAAGTGGTTTTGCATGAGATTCATCCAGATACAAGTGTATATCAGGAAAATGGCATCTCATGGAAAGAAGAATATGTCAAGAACAATTTACGTTCCGTAATAGGAATGTCTATAACAGTAGAATTCTTAACAGCTGATAGGGACATTCCATATGGGCACGGTATGACAGATATGCGGGATAATCTGCCATTGTTTGAGGATGCGACAATGGTTGGACATTTCGATAACGCCTATATTGACGATTTGGAAATTGATGGAGTTATTAAGCGAGTCCTGATTGCGGAAGGAACGCTTGATGAAATGAGATACCCAAAGTTTGTTGCCTGGTTACGTGAACATATGAAGGATTCTACAGTAAAGGGTTCTGTTGAAATTGTTGGCAAGGCAGAAAATGAAAATCACATTATTTACTTTGACGGCTGGAAAGAGAAAGGGCGTGTTCCGCAGATTTACGATTATAGCGGATATGCGATACTTGGTATTAAACCGGCTGACGAGTCTGCAATTGTAATGGAATTAAATAACAAGAAAGAACAGGAGGATGAAGTTATGGAAGAGAAACTGAAGGAGCTGATGACGGCTGTCTCTGGTATTTCTGCCGGTATCTCTGAGAGCAATTCAAAATGGGATGAGTATTGGGCTAAGGTTGAACTCAAAGACGCTGAAATAGCCCAGCTCAAAGCGGATATTGCACAGAAGGAAGCGGAAATTGCACGGCTTCGCGCTGATTATGAAACTGAGACTGCAAAGAGCGCTGCTGCTGAAGCTGGATTGGCAGAAGCAAACGCAAAGGTGGAGGTTGCGGAGGCCAGTGTTGCAGAGGTCAATGCAAAGGTGGATGAGCTGAAAAAGACTCAGGCAGTCAATGAGCTGAACGCCGCGCTGGAGCAGTACACTGAAGAGCAGCGAGAAATTGCCAAGGCAGAAATTGAGGCATTCAATGAAAATCCTGATAGTGTTGAGATTAACAGCATTATTGGGAAGATTTGTACTGAAATTGTAAGACAGTCCAGAAATGGTGATGTGTCAGAACTGAACTCAGCCATTGATGTGTTTAGTATTGTTGACAGCAGAGCTGACAGCCAAACCAGCGATGGCGAAGTAGACATATTCTAATAAGGAGGTAACAGAAAATGAAATATAAGACGATTGGTGCGTTTAAGAACGTACAAAACGTTGGTTATTGCAAGGCGGAATCAGATATGAAGGTCGGTATGGGTGTTATTTTGGACCGTGCTACAAAAACCGCTGCAATTCCAACTTCTGTTGATGAGGCGAAGTCATGCCACCGTATTGTTACAAATATCAATGACAAGCCAGAGATGCACAATTTTCGTGAAACCCTTGATGTGCTGAAAGGTGAATATGTTCGTGCTGATGATTTGACCAGCGTTGAGAACATGGAGATTGAATTGGCAAGCTATGAAATGAAAGACGAATATTCTACTATCGCTGTAGGGGACAAGCTGGTGTTTGGCACTACCGGTCTGGTTGAGAAGGTGGCAGCTGTCACAGGATATAAAGTTTATTTCGAGGTTATTGAAAAGACTGCGTACATGGGTTCAGGCGTCCTGGCCGTTATTCGTGTACAGTAATAAAAAGGGGGAATAGGTGATGAATAGTATTTATGAAATCAACATGGCAAATACTCAAGTTGATACTGATACTGGCCGTGTAAAGAAAAACTCTCCTATCGTGGAGGTATTTTCTGCACTTGTTGCAGGTAAAGACCCAAATGTAAATGCTGCCGTCAAAGATAAGGCAGTAAAGGCTTTGAGTGAGATTGCGTCTAAAGCATTGGATGGAGACCATGTTGCCCAGAGTGAAATTAACTCTATCATTCGGTTTTCTATTGAGCCAAAGCTGCTGGAAGCAGTGAGACTCTTCGATTTTATGGGTACATATAAGAAAATTGGCTATCACGAGGCTCCGATGATGAAGACCTATAAGTACGAAAGCATTGACTCTCGATTCCAGGCTTCTTCAAGCGATGTTCCGTTTGCTGCTGTCAACTGGCGCGAGTACCCAATTGGCACGCAGACCATCTCTTCTGGTTTCTCTGTGGATTATCGTGAGCTTCAGAGCGGAAATTTTGATGGCAATATTGCTGAGGGTATGAACCAAGTTCAGATTGACATGAAGAATAAGGTTGTTTATTTTGTGATGACAGTTTTGTACGATGCTTTGAAGAATGCGAAAGGTGTAAAGCATTTTGCTGAATCCTCTGGTATCATCAAGACTGGTGTTGACACTATGCTGAAGAGTATGCGCCGGTATGGTAAGGTCAATATTGCTGGCGACTATTCTGTTGTTTCTCAGTTTAACGATTTTGCTGGCTATAAGACTGTTGGCGATAATACCATTTCCTTTGGTGGAGACGTAGTGGCTGAGGAAATTCGTAAGACTGGCCTTATTAGTTTCTACAATGGCGCATATGTAACTGAGCTTCCCAATGCTATCAACTGGACGAAGTTGAATAAAGATGGTACTGACTATGACTTGTATATGCCTCAAGGTTTGCTGTTCTTCATTCCGAGAGGTGCGGTATCTCCCCTTCAGGTTTTCCTGCGCGGTGGCATGACTACCATGACTGGTGATGATATTGTGACTCGCCAGCATATGACTCGATTTGATATGGAGTTTGGCGCTGGTGTTGCTGAAGGTATGGAAGATCAAATTGGGCTGATTTCCGATACTAATTATGAGGTGTCTAACGTTGCCTGATACTTTGCAGGATCAGTTAGATTATTTTTCGAAAAATACAATAATCAAGACAGGAGGGGCAGTTTGCTCCTCCTTAATTTTGAAATAAGGAGAAATTTTATGAGTACAAACAATGTCCTTGTAAACAACCTGTGTTCCTGGCCTCTGTATTTCAAGCGCGCTGTTGGGGCGGGAGATGTGGAGATTCCGCCTAACGCAAAAGGGTTTCCGCTTTTGACATATGAGGAAGTCTTAACACAAATCCAACTCCAAAATAAACTGTTTGTAGGTACTGATAATATGGGTGCTCATGCTCGTATTCAAATTGCAAACGATACTCAGCGCAAGGAACTGTTTGGTATTACTGACATTGAAGTCAATCCTCCTGTTATGGTCACTTTGGAAGCTGTTAAGAACCTGCTTTCCATTCGCACTAAGGCAAAGTTCCACGAGCGTCTGAAAGAGATGGTACAGACTGACGCTGAGAAGAAGATGTTGGTTGAGCTGGCGTTCAAGGCAGGAGCGGAAGAGGCTGAAACATGGAAGGTGGACGCTTTGCGTGAAGTGGCCAATACTGCCGGTATCTAATCAAGAAAGGAAGGTATGGTTATGGCTACTACATTTTCAGAAATCCAAACGCTGTTCCATTCCATGCCTTTGACTAAGTATGAAATCCCAGAAGGATTGGAAGCGGAATGGCTGAAAATTGCAGTTTCAGATTATGAGCTGAATATTGGATGTGATTTGAGATACAACAGCAATGAACGTGCGTTTGGCGAATGCTTGAATACAACTGTTTGCAGAACACTTGCTCAAATGATGTATGTGTGTTACCTGCAAAGGGAACTTAGTCGAGTTATGGCACTGAACGGAATTTATGGTAAGGATGTACAGTTGACAGGCCAAGATGCTACTAAGCGCGTAACGAAGCAGGAGCTTGACGACCAAATCTCGTTGGTAGAGTCATTGCTTCATAGACAGAAACAGCACGCTTATGGATAAGGGGTGATTTTGTGTCAGATGAATCTAAAAGCTGGTATCTCATGACGCGCCCCCTGTTCAGCAGTGGATTTGAGGATGATGAATTCTGGGCATACGGTCAGGACGGATTTCAAGAGGTTTTGAATTCTTTTGTTGGAAGCGACGTTTTTGTTTACGATAAGAGAATCTATTCTGAACCAAAAAAAATTCGTGCTATTGTACAGAATAAAACCAGTGATGTATTTAACAGCACTACATTGCGTCAGATTTTATGTAACATTGGTATCCTTAAATGCGGACAATATATTGAGTATGAAGGCGCACTCTGGATGGTCAGTACAATGCCGGATAATAATCGCATCTACGAGAAAGCTGTATTGTGGAAATGTAAGCATATTATTCGATTTATCTCTCCAGTGTCACACGAGATTGTTGAGTATCCGGTCTTTAGCACTAACAGTACACAATACGGTACTGGTGAGCAAGAAAAAAAGCATATTACCATTGGAGAAGACCAACATCTGGTTTATATCCCATACAACGACGAGACAATTATGCTGGATGACCGTTTTCGTTTTATTATGGATAAAAACAAGGCAAATCCTACTGTATATCGTATTACAAGGGTAGACACAGTTTCCTATGCTGTTGGAAGTGAGTATGTGAACGATGGGCTTATCCAATGGTCTGTTCTGCAAACACCTTTTAATGAAGCGACTGATAATAGAGATCTTATGATTGCGAATTATTTTGTGCCTGACAAAGGGGTAAGCGAGTCAATTCCAGGAGAAGAGATGTCTATTACTCTCACAGATTCAGATGGCGATTTTATGCTTGCTGTTGGTGAGAGGAAACAGATCTATGTAGGCTGTGTGAGGCCAGACGGATCAGATGTTGATTCGTTTGAATATAGATTGGAGTATGATTTCGCAGAAGACGTTGCTGTGGTTGAATCTGACGATAACAAAACGATTGTAGTTCGCGCAGTAAATAACAAGGGGAATGTAGGACGAACTATTTCAATTCGTGCAATTGGAAACGAAGTTGACAGTGAAGCGACGATTAAAATTCAGATTGTTAACTGGTGATGGGGGTGAGTTATGCCGCACTTTGAAGCACTGTGTAATCAAAAGCTGATCCTGAAGGAAAAGTTGCTACAAAATCAGGCAGTTGTTAATTTGCTTGTAAACAACGGAAATAATATGATGGATTTTTATGACGTGAAAACTGGAAGCAAAAGCCCGGCGGCTAAACTTATCAAAACGCATTTCTATATTCCAGGTACAACGACAAAGGATAAAAATTTCATTACGATGCGAAGTCGTGTTGTTTATGCGGATTCAAATGTGGTGAAAGAGACTGGAATCAATATCTATATCATTTGTAATGAGGATCAGATAGATTTGATGCAAGGTTCCAGAGCGGATTTACTGGCGGATGAAGTTGACCGCATTCTGAATAATTGCGACCCATTGTTTGGACTTGGTGGTATCCGGCTTTTTACTGCTGAAGAAACACAATTTGCTGATGGCTTCTCTGGATGGGAGATTCCATATGTGACGCATGAGAGGAACAGGAGCGCTGAGTTGCTATGATTGACAGTTTAGCTCCACTCACGGGAGATACATATAGAATTACACAAAAAATTGAGGTAAGGAATCCTACTTTGAGAGAAATTTATAAATACGGAGAACAGCAGTATTTTAGTTTGGTACAGTCAATTTGTGCAACACCAGCTGACCGTAAAGTAGAAATCTGGGATGCTATGGGTGTTTATTGGGATAAGATTGATGAGTACGAGCTGTTTTTGTCAACATTCAAAGTAATACAACAGCATAATACAAAAATACTGTTTGGTGATATGGACACAGCTTCGTTCCGGCCTATGCCATCAAAAAATTTGAAAGATTTTGTGCTTGTAAATTGCGATGGAGCTGTAATTGACCGTGCTGTTTACAAGTTGATGACGGATTACCTTCGATATATACATGTGCTCAAAAAGAATGTAGTTAAGCCATATGATGACTACACAAGGGACATTATGATTGAGGTTGACCGTGAGGACAGAGAGACGGCGGAGAGTAAGCCGTTCAAATCAATGTTGAAACCTCTTATTTCATCCATAACGAATTTTCCAGGTTCGCAATTCCAATGGAATACTGTTTGGGATGCGCCTATTGGAGTATTTATGGATAGCGTTATGCGTATGCAGAAGCGTGACCACTACTATTTTACCATGCTTGGTATTTATAACGGTTGTGTTGACGCAAAGAAAATAAATAAAAAAGAGCTTGATTGGATGTCTGATGATATCCGCAAGTAAAAAGAAAGGATGGTTAATTATGTCTAGTTTTGACATTAAGAGCGCTGCTATCAACAGAATTCTTCGCTTAACTGAGGTTGGTATGGAATCCGGAATGGTAAATTGGGTGCTCAGAAATATCGAAAATCCACAGGCCGAATTCAGCGGCGAGTCTGTTGATAAGACAGATGCACGTGGGATTTTGATTTCACGCTTCGATACTGCTAAGGGCTTTACCTTGTCTGGCGAGAGTTCAACACTGGAGCTTGGCCTGATGGCGTCACAGCTCGGTACAGAGGTCCAGGTGGCAAGCACTGATAAGAAAATCAGGGGTGAGGATTTTGAAATCATTGCGGTTACAGAAGACGCCGGAGAAAAGAAAGCAACCATGGCTTATACTCCAAAGACGGTTCCTAATATGGTTTACACTATCAATAAGGACAAGTCTCTTGGTGAACCTATCGAGGTTGGCACCGAAGAGGGAAATGCCAAAATTGCCGGAAATGTTATTACTTTGCCAAATACTTATACCGGAACCCGTGTCGGCGTGTTGTACGAGTATGAAACAGATGAAGCGGTTCGCCTGACTGACAGCTCTGAAACTTTCAATAAGAATGCAAAATACATTGCCAAGATTTTGGCCGAGGATGTGTGCGGCGTAACGGCTGCTGTTACCATTGTGATTCCAAAGGGCAAGTTGGATAACAACTTTAGCCTGAACCTTACCACAGAGGGAACCCACCCATTCAGCATTTCCGCAATGAAAGACTATTGCTCTGATGAAGAGGAACTTTGCTACATCATCATTGGAAAAGCAGTTGGTGTTGGAGTATAAGCGATGAAACGCAGATGCCGGGTGTGCGGCAAGGAGTATGAGTATTGCTACTCCTGTGAAAAAATACATAGCTGGCGCTCCATTGCTGATACCATTGAACATTATTATATCCTATGTGTTTTGATGGACTATCAGGTTAATCATGATGCAGTGAGTGCGTTCAAAGCTCTGGAAAAACGCGGTGTTGATTTTCATGATATAGAAGATTTTCTTTCTGGAATTCAAAAACTGCTCAAAGAAGTAGATTTAGCGCACGAAAATAATAGGGTGCAGGAATATGTCTGCTCTGATGAGGTCGAAACCGAAATTGAAAAGTGATGATATATGTGATGTGAATCAATGCTGGTGGCAACGGGAGGGGAGACCCTCCCGTTTTTTACAATAAAACAGTCTGTGAGGATAAAATATACTATGGGAACGGTACAAAGCAAATTTAATGTAAATAAGGATAAAGAAAAGAGAACTTATCACGGCATCACTTTTGATAGCAGAATGGAAATGAAATACTATTGCGAAGTAGTTTGTCCCAAAGTGGAAAGCGGTGAAATTGTATATTATGAATTGCAAAAGAAATATGAACTGCAACCAAAGTTTACTTGCAATGGAAAAAGTATTTTGCCAATTACATACGTAGCAGATTTTTATATTGAGTATGCGGATGGTCATTCTGAAGTAATTGATGTAAAGGGTTGTCCGGATATTGTTGCCACTATAAAACGAAAGATGTTTTGGTACAGGTATCCTTTAATTGAATACAACTGGGTTACATATGTGAAAAAATATGGTGGATGGCTTGATTATGACAAGGTGAAAAGACTTCGTAAAGAAGAAAAACGCAATGCTAAAAATAGATTGGAGAAGAGCTATGAATGATATCAGCAGAAATATGATGGTTGAATTTGCAGAGGATTTCTCTGACATGACTGCCTTGCTTGACACGACGCTTCCGGACCCTGGTATGATTGAGCTGTATCGCAGATTGAGAAATCGTGAAATTGTCTGGAACGATAATATTGACGACGCCACAATTGATATAGCACTGTATATCAGAAAATGGAACAAAGAAGACAGGGAAATTGATACTGATAAAAGAAAGCCCATTAAGATTTTTATCAATTCGGATGGCGGAAATGTCGATACAGTTCTACATATTATTGATATGATTCAATTGTCTAAAACTCCGGTTTACACAATTGGTATGGGACGTGTGTATAGTGCTGGAGGTCTTCTTCTGATGGCGGGACACAAACGATTTGTCTTTCCTAATACGAGTTGCTTGATTCATGATGGGTCTTCAGGTGTGATTGACAGCATAGGTAAAATGCTTGACAATCTCGAATTTACAAAGAAACTAAATGAACGTATTCGTGAATATATCTTGTCAAAAACTAATATTACAGATGAAATGTATAAGGAAAATTATCGAAGTGACTGGTTTTTATTCAGCGCTGAAATGATAGAGTTGGGAATTGCTGACGAGATTGTAACTGATATCGATACCATTCTTTGATGGGGGTGAATAACGTGGCAAAGAAAAATACAAAAGATGATTTCTATAATGTTCCGCAAACCTTAGATGACCATCCTTTCTATGGATTGAAGCTCGATGATGCACAAAAATTATTTCGTGATGCAATCTGGGACGATAATAAATTGATTGTGTTTTGTAATTCCAAGGCTGGAACCGGGAAAACGCTGATTGCTGCGGCAACGGCGAATTTGCTGTGTCAGTATGGGAAACACGATGGTATTGTGTACATTGCATCACCGACACAGGAACAAAAACAAGGTTATTTGAAGGGGACTATTGAAGAGAAGTCTGAACCGTATTTTGAACCATTTTATGAAGCTCTACAGAAAATCGGAGTAAATACAAATACGGTATTTCTTGGGAACGCGCTCAATGAGAAATACCAGACTGGGTATATCGAATGCCTGACACATACTTTTTTGCGTGGTGCAAATTTTGAGAACAAAGTAATTCTGGTGGATGAAGCACAAAATTATTACGTTGATGAATTAAAGAAGGTATTGACCAGGATAGGTTCAAATTGCAAAACTATTGTAATAGGTCATGACGGTCAGAATGATTTGCTGTCGAATCCCAATCGTTCTGGATTTGTCCCGTATATGAATTGGTTTGCGGACGACCAACGCACAGCAATTTGCAGACTTGAAAAGAATTATCGTGGATGGGTCAGTGAGCACGCGGATAATTTTAATTTCAGGCTTGCATGAAGAATATGGAGGAATACCAATATGAAAAAAATAGCTGTTAATACAATAAAGGCTTTTTTGAGGGAACATAAGACAGCGAATATGACGACCACTTCATTTGAGGTAGGGGAGAGTTCTTTTGATGTGCAGATTAAAACCTCTTTGTCTATTGAGGAAAAGACTGCATTTATCAGCCGTGTTTTGAGTGGATGCTTTGATACGGCAGGGAACTACCGGCCTGAGTATGTTACTCCTATGATACGGGCTACCATTTTGCAGGTATGTACCAATGTACCAGTCATTACGTTGAAAGGTGAAATCAGCGATGATGGAGGCAGCGTAATGGATATCGGTGCAATGAGTGACCTCTATGTAGCTATGGACCTTGACCATTTCAGTGATGTTAACTATCGGGTTATGAAGCTCGAATTAAATGAACTGACAAATGCTGCTATTGAATGGAAAAAAAGCTATGTTCTTGCAAAACTTAATAATGCTGTATCTGACGCCTTGAGAAATTGGATTGAGAGCTTTGAAAAAGTAAAAGAAAGCGATTTGAAAGAGCTAATGCAATATGCAAAAAAACTTTCCAATGCAACAGATAATCTGGATGAAGGCGGCATCCTGAAAGGGTTAATTGCTCTGAAAGATAATAAGTGAATTTATTTTGAGGGATGAGGTAGTATGGCTACGACAATTCGAGAGGCACTTGCGGCGGCAAATAAGCAGCTTATGAAAAAAATAGACAAGGCAATGACTGACGAAGTGTTTAAGGAAGTGCAGGATGAAGAAGCGGCTACCATTTTCTCTGAAGTATATAAAGTATACACGCCAAGAATGTATGGCAGGCGCGGCAACCTTGGAGGACTTGGAGACCCATACAATATAGAGATTAAGGGCGGATCCGCTTCCGGTGGAGTAATGGTCGTAGTGAATATGACTGAGCCAAATCCCGCTGGATGTTATGGTTCCATGGTTACAACAGGAAAGAATTTGCCGGAACTGGTTGAATATGGTCATGGGTATAAATACTATGAATATGACTTCCCAAAGAAAGGCGCTGCCTATATGGGTCCAAGACCGTTTACAGCAAAGACAATTGAACACTTAAAGGAGAGCGGTGCGCATATTACCGCTTTGAAAGCTGGTTTGGTTCGGCGAGGCGTCAAGGTAGTATAATGGATTTTTGTTGTTGAATGGTGGTGAGAAATTATGGACGAAGATTTGAAAATTGTACTTACAAGTGTATTGGAAGCGGACGAACAATCTTCTGCACAGCGTATTTCCGCACAGCTCCCTAATATTGCAAAGCTGATTAACTCTAACAGTAAAATCAAGATTCAAGTAGCGCTGGATGAATCCAATGCTCAAAGTCAGGCACAAAAGGTTTCAAAACAAATCCAGAACACTGTTACAAAGTCTGCTATAAAAATGGATGTGGACATTGGCTATGGTAAGATTTCTGAAATGGTCGAACGGTTAAAAGAATTGAAAGTTCCAGACAGCGCAATCAAGACATTCAGAGATAATATCAAGGAAGCCAATATCAGTGTAACAGATATCACGACCTCATTCGACGCCATGAGCAGGACTGTTACTGCGGTTGTGACAGGTGTTAATAAATTTGGCGATACTGTAAGACAAACTCAGGGAGTGAGACTTGGAGTTAACGAAGAGACAGGCGAGCTAATTTATGAGTTAAATAAAGACATTGTTGTTTATCAGCAAAATATTGAGAAGGTTGCGCAGGCTGAGGCCAAGAGAGCTGCACAGGACGCAAGGAATAATGAATCAAGGATTGCCTATCTGACCAAACAGAAGGCAATCCTTTCTGATATTCAGGCGAGTTATACTGGCGCTACTTCTGCAAAACCTGTAAAAGACACTTCTCATTTGGACGCATTAAATGCTGCGGATAAAAAAAATCAGGACAAGAAAAACGAATTTATTTTTTTTTTTGGGGAATTAGATCAGGATCTGCGTATAAAGACCTTCAGGACAAGATTAACGTATTGATTGGTTCTGAGGGGAAATTAGACCAGGTTCAGAGGGCAGGTATTGAGTCCCAAATAGCCGGTTTGAAGCAACTGGTGAAGGAATATCAAAATGCTGAGTATGTTGCAACTAAGTTAAGGACTAAGGATATTGGTTCTATTAAGGCGGACCAGTTTGCGGCGTTGGATACTTTGGAAAAAAGGCTTCAATCTGCGGGAACATTAACGGATGGATTTCAGCGTGGTATTGATGGTTTGCGCGGCAAGCTCCAGAATACATTTGACCCGGCAGGACTGACATCTTTCCTGAACAGTTTTGATAAGCTGAATAACGGTGTGTCAGTATTCCAGGAGAAGCTGCGCGGAGCGAATGCTATTTATGCTCAGCTTATAAACATAGAAAGCAAGATAACAAAAACGCAGTCATTGTTGGTGGGACTTGATACGCAGGTTGACAAAGATAAAGTAGCAATTCTCAAGGAGCAGCTTTCTAATTATCAACTACAGCAGAAAGCATTGAATGACCAGCTTATACCTTATGCAAGTATTATTCAGTATGCAAAGCAGGCAGAAGCAGCAGAACGGGTACGGCTTGAAAATGAACTGAAGCTAAAATATTCTGAGGCTGAATTGGCAGTTAAGGCTAGAGAAATCGATGAGGTTATGCAGCGCATTCCATCGACAATTGCTGATTTACAGACAAAATTTTATCAGCTTGATAATCCTACTGATAATCTTGTTAATAAAATGCGTATGCTTCGCGACATGCAGGCTGAATATGGAAACAGTAAAAGTGAAAGCGAAAAGGTTGCAATTTACCAACGATTGAATAAACTGGTTGGTGAATGCAACACAGAGATGACAGCTCTTTTACGTGTTCAGCGCGGCGGCGTTATGGATGTTAAATTTACTGCCGGGTTGGATAAAGCAAAGGCGGACCTTGCAGATGTTGCTCGCAAATGGAGCGCATTGAAAAGTGACCCTGGATTGAGGACTCAGCTTAAACAACTGGAGATTGACCTGAAAAACGTAAAATCTCAGACTGATTTGACAAAGTGGACGGCTCAGTTCAGTAAATTTAAGTCAGAGGTTAAGGCTGCTGGTAAAAATATGTTATCTCTTGGAGATACTATTGTCAATAATGCAAAGAAAGTTTTGCAGTGGGTGTCTGCTACGACTCTCTTATTTAGAGCATTCAGACTTCTGAAGAATGCAGTGTCAACAGTTGTTGATTTGGATACTGCCATGATAGACCTCCGAAAGGTTACGTCAGCCACAAACGAAGAGTACAGGAAGTTTTACTTGTCGGCGAATGAAACCGCAAAGGCTCTTGGTGTGACAACAGAAGCTGTTATCTCGCAGACTGCTGAATGGGCAAGATTAGGATTAACAAAATAGTCCCCCTATACGGCGACGTATAGGTAAACAGTTGGCTCAAAACGGGGGAAGCCCTGCGAAGGGTAATCCCGTGGGTAAGATTTAGACTAGAAAATATGGCAAAAAATAAAAACAGGGAGAAGGTGAGATTATTCGACGAATTGATCACTGCGGAAAACGGTATGGTAGACTTGTAGTTAAAGAAATGTTATACGGACACAAGCACAATAGAGCATACGTAAAATGCAGATGTGATTGTGGAAATGAAACTATTGTATGTGCAAATAACTTGGTTAAAGGGACAACAAAATCGTGTGGATGCTTTGAGGAGGAGTCGAAGATTGGGCGTCTAAACCATGAAAAGAAGTTATTGCATCAAAAATTTGGGCATTTGACAGTAATTGAAAAAAACAGATAAAAGATGCTCCAATGGTGCGGTATTGTGGAGATGTTTGTGCGATTGTGGTAGAGTCGTAGAAGTATCATCTGGAAACCTGTTACGAGGAAAAACCAGATCTTGTGGATGTAATAAGATAAGTAAATATGAAGAAATTGTGAAGGAAATCCTCGAAGAAAATAACGAACTGTACATACATGAATATAAGTTTGCAGATTGTAGAAATGTTTATCCACTAAAATTTGATTTTTTCCTTCCAAATCACAATGTTTGTATTGAATGTCAAGGGCAACAGCATTATCAGCCTGTGGATTTTTTCGGAGGTATAGAGCGACATAAGACTGTTTTGCACAATGATGAAATAAAAAGGAAATATTGCAAAAACAAAGAAATTGTTTTGATGTGTTTGCCATATACACTATCAAAACAAGAAATAAAAACGAAAATACTATCTATTCTAAATCCCTGTAACGACTAAGATATATAGAGTAATTTATATGTCGCACGCCAACCATCTCTATGAGATGAAGGTATAGTCTGCTCTGCAAATATAACCTAATAATGAAATTGCAGAGGTAGGCAGAAATGACCTACCCCTTCTTATTTAGAGAAGAGTAACAAAAGGATTCAATGCGAGAGGCAGCAGAACTCTCAAAAAATTCTGCGATATTTGCGGCAATTTCTCCTGGTATGGATATTACCCAGGCAACAGATGGTTTGGTCAGTGTCCTGAAAGCGTTTGATGAAATCGATGTAGACGATTCATTGGATGGCATTATTTCCAAAATCAATGATGTGGGTAATAAGTTTGCTGTGTCTAATAAGGACATTGTTGAAGTTATGACAAGAAGCTCTTCTGCAATGAAAGCGGCAAATAATACATTTGAAGAAACTGTGGCATTAGCTACGGCGGCAGTGGAGATTACAAGAGATGCATCCAGTGTCGGTAATGCTTTGAAAACTGTATCCATGCGTATCCGTGGCTATGACGAAGAAATTGGAGAATACTCTGACGATGTTGCTGAATTGACGGGGGATATTGCTAACCTTACAAAGGTAGCAAGCAATCAAAATAGAGGCGTTAGTCTGTTTGAGGTAGGAGACCCCAATACATATAGGTCTACTTATGCCATTCTTGCGGATATTGCAGATATTTGGAATGAGCTGACAGATAAGAACAGGGCGCAGCTGCTTGAGGTTTTGTTTGGAAAACGGCAGGGACAGATGGGTTCTGCAATTCTGTCTAATTTTGACCAAGCCAAAAATGCAATTGAAGCAATGGAGAACAGTGCTGGCAGTGCGGAACGTGAGATGGAAAAGATTACCCAGTCTTTGGAGTATAAAATCAACTCCTTGAAACAGACATGGAATGGTGTTGCACAAAACCTGTTTGATACAGAGATGATAGGTGGAGCAGTTTCAGTATTGCAACTCTTTTCAAGTGGAGTTGACAGACTTACCAATTCTCTTGGAATGCTTGGTACGGTAGGTTTGGTTGCTGCAATTGCAGGTTTTATGCGTTTTAGGACAACGGTTAATTCTCTCACAAATGATATTGCTCCTGTCATGCAGGTATTGTCAAATGTTCGCTTTGACGGTTCTCAGCTTTCAGTTCTTCGTTATGCTGCGGCATTGGATAAACTTGATATTAGTCAGAAAAAAGCTGCTTTGAGTGCTATGGGGCTTGATAAAGAGCAGCAAAAATTAGTATTGACTACAATTGAAGCGGCAACTGCATCTAAAACCTTTACCGTTTCAGAGATGGAGTCTTACCTTGGGATGACTCAAGGACGTTTGGCAAAGAAATTAAACAAGCAGGCTACTGACCAACTCACTTTGTCTATTATAAATGAAGCCATGGCAAAGAATATGTTGACAGAAAAAGATGCAAAGATATTAGTTTCTACGTTCAAACAGATTTCAGCTAATGAACTTCTTGAAAATTCTTATGAAAAACTGACATTGAAACAGAGAATTGCTGCTGGTGCTGCTGCAATGACCCCTATAGGATGGGTGACAATAGCGATATCCGTTATTCCTTCTCTGATTTTCATTTTTTCAAAGCTATACGATACTATTCATGAAACAGCCGATGAAGCTCGTGCTACAGCCGATGAATTACACTCAAAATTTGAAGAGACACAAAAAGAACTGGGAGAACTCAATTCTAAATTAGAAACATCTCAATCCCGTATAAAGGAGCTTCAAGCACTGAGTGATTCTGGCTCGATCACCATTGTCGAACAGGAAGAATTAGATAAACTGCAAGAAGAAGTCATACTTTTAGAACGCCGCAAAGCAATACTGGATGATCAAAAGAAAAATGAAGGCAAGGCTTCTGATTCTGCTCTTGTGAAGGCATTTGAAAAGCAGACCTTTGATTCACCAATGGATGACTATTTTGCAGCTGAAATGGCATCACTTCTTGATGAACGCAAAAAATTAGTTTCCGAAGCTGAATCCGGTTGGACTGATGGAGCACTAAAAAGATTTGATGAGATTGAGGCAAGGGTCAAGGAACTAAATAGCCTTGTATATGGCGAGAATTTTGGCCCAGATATCAAAGTTGGTTTTGAGGAGTATGTTGATAGACTGCTTAAAACCTATCAGATGTTAAGCAAGATTTCTCCAAAGGATATGTCTGATTCGTCTCTTTCACTTTTTGAAGATGTTCGGAAAAAACTTGTTGATGCGGCTTCTATGCTCCAAACAGATTGGATTGATAATCTGGAAGTTGACGAAGAAACGAAAGCAAGCTGGCAAGAGCTTTTTAATGCGATTGACAGGTGCATCAATCCATTAGGACGTTTTTCTACTCTTTTGGATTCTCTTCCTGCTAATATCACTGACAACCTTTCTAAATTTGCTGAAGATGGGAAGTTGACAACAAAACGGGTTGAAGATCTTGTAAAAATATTTCCTGAGTTAAAAAATGCAATGGATGATTGTGGTGTGTCTGCTGATGATGTAGCAGCTCATTTCAACGGGCTTAGCTTATCTGCTGGGAACGCTTCGGATTCTGTGGGCGGATTGTCTTCTGTATTGGATACCGTCAATAATCTTGAAACAATCAGTAAAAACATCGAATCTGTGTCTAATGCACTTGGGGAATTTTCAGAGGAGGGCAATGTATCTATCGAAACATTAGCAGGGTTATCGGATGAATTGAAGAATCTTTCTTCCTTCGAGGACTTTGTGAATGTGTTGAGTGATTCCGCCTCTTCGATGGAAGATGTGCAGGAAGCATGTAATAAGCTGGCTGAGGAATATATAAGCTCTTCTGGCATTTTAGATAGTGTCAACGATAGTAATGCGCATTTGATTGAAACTATTCTGAAGGAGATGGGCGTGGTCAATGCCCATCAGATTGTTCAGGAGAGGTTGAACGCCGTTCAATTAGAAGGTGTTTTATCTGCCAATAATCTTACTAATGCGTCATGGGAGACTGTAGAGGCGTTTTTGAAGGAAAGTGGCGCGTCGGAAACGGCAATTACATCTCTGCAACGTCTGCGGCAAGAACAGTACAACGCAAAAGTCGCGGCAATGGATTTAACCAATGCAACCGCTGACACAATCCAGGCATTGATGAATCAGGCTTCTGCCGCAGGAGTTGCTGCAAACAGTATTTCCGCCCTTGCTACACTGAAAAAGGTCATGGACCTTGGTTTTGAGCATTATGAAAAAGGCGGTATGAAGGAAGCAGGCTATCAGGCGTTGTTGGAAAATGCGAGAAGAGCGGCGCAGGTAGACTTGTCCAAGATTGGAACTGTTACTTTGCCACAGGTTAAGGTGTCAATGCCGAAAAGTTCTTCAAAATCATCGTCAAAGGGTTCTGGCTCATCTAAGAAAAGCGAAACAAAAGATGTCGAAGCATATATTGCCGAAATAGACAAGTACAGAGAAGCTGAGGAACGTCTACGTAAAGTCCGGGAGGAATCGGCGGATATAGAGCGCAGGATAGACAACGAATCGGATATCAGGAAGAGAATTGCTCTTGAACATCAGATGATAGGCGTCTATGGAGAAGAGCAGGCCGCGCTGAAAAATCTTAACTCTGAAAGAAGCGCTGGAATCGAGAAAAATGTAAAGTCCCTTCGTGACATGGGATTTGCCGTAGAATACAATGCTGAGACAAATGGTCTTTGGATTTCCAATATGGAGCATCTGAACGACCTGACAGCTAAGAGCAAGGGGAAATACGAAACCTTGCAGGAAGCGACCAATGCGCTAAGAAAAGAGACTGAAGAGCTGATTAAAACTACGACTGAGTTGAACGACGACAATCGGGATGGCGTTGAAAGCTGGCAGAATTTGTCTGAGTCAATCAGTGAGATGAAGTATTCAGTTATTGAAGACCTGAAGGAAATCGTTGAGCAGTCTTCTGCCGCAGTGGATGAAATTCAGAATGTCTACGATACGTTAAGTGCCGCTGCTGACGAGTATGCACAAAACGGCGGTTTTATTTCCATTGACGCTTACCAAGATATCATTGCCCTTGGCCCGCAGTATATGCAATACCTTATAGATGAGAACGAACAGCTTGTTATCAATGAGGAACGTATCAACCAGGTCATTGAAGCGAAAACCAGGCAGATGGCGGTGGAGCAGGCGTTGACCTACGTAGAACGTCTTCGGTTGGCACTTCAGAAAGGGTCTGTTGAAAATCTGGATACTCTTCTTTATGCAACAACTGAGGCTACTGACGCCACATTTGGGCTGGCATACGCAGAGCTTGCGTTGATGCGGCAGCTTGGAGACCTGGACGAAAACCAATACCAAGCGGCATTGCACAATATTGAAGCAATTCAGTCCTTGTGCGAGACAGCGGTCAGAGGAATTGGGCGAGTTGCCGGAGAAGCTGCGACTGCCGCAAGGGAAGCAGCAGAGTCCGCAAAAAAGGAGCTTGAATCTCTGAAGGATGAACTTGAGGATATGCAGGATGCTGGAGACAGTATTATTGAGTATGTCATGGATATGCTCAAACACAGAATCCAGCAGCAGATAGACCTTCTGGAAGAGATGAAGGATAAGTACAGCGAGATTATTGACCTGAAAAAGGAATCGCTGGACGCCACCAAGGACGAGCAGGACTATCAGAAGTCAATCGCCAAGAAGCTGAAGGAGATGTCAAAGCTCCAGGAGCGGATTAACGCCTTGGCATTGGACGATAGCCGCAGCGCACAGGCAGAACGAGCAAAGCTGCTTGAGGAAATGGCAGAGCTTCAGGAGGATTTGTTCGATGTGCAGTCTGACAAGGCTGTTGAGAATCAAAAAGAAGCACTCGACCAGATGGAAGAGGATTACCATACGGAGAAAGACGCAGAAATCAAGATTCTTGAGAATTCGATTTCTTCCACTCAAAAATTATACTCGATGGCGATTAACTATATCCGCGACAATTGGAACACTCTGTACTCAGAACTAATTTCGTGGAATACAGAATATGGTACATCACTTAACTCTGAGATTTCGTCCGCATGGGAACTGGCACAGGCCGCTGCTCAACGCTACGGTGATTTCGTTTCCGCTGTTATGGGCGGTATTTCCAACGAAATCGATAGTATCACCATGCAGATAGAAGAACTTAACCAGCAAATTTCCAATCTGAATACAAGCACCAGTATTGGAGCAGGATCTATTGACAAAAATACTGTCGTTTCTGATAAGGTTACTTCGACTCAGCCGAGCGATGAGGATGCGATTCGCTCTATTATTCAAAGAATGTATAGGAATATGAATGAACATGGCGGGTCTGGAAGTTCTACCAGCGGTGATCGTAAAGCGGAACTCAGTGCGGAGAACTTGAGACTCGGAGAAGTAGAACTTCATCGATACGGCATTATGGCTTATCGGAGCAGAGATAAAGAAGATTATGGTACTTGGTACACAGATAAAACAAAGCGTAAGAAATTGTTCGATGAATATAGTAGGTATATTCGTACTTATCACACCGGAGGCTATGTAGGAAATGAACCTCTGAAGCCAAATGAGCGATTTATTAAGGCGGAAGACGGAGAGCTGGTTATGACAAGTAATCAGCAGAATAACCTTGCAGAGCAAATCGGCAGAATCGAGGCTATGGCAAACGCCTTTACTAGATCGCCTCTGCTTTCGCCTGCTTTGCTTAGAAATGGAATGCTGTCAGGGGTTGAACACAACAGCATCAGTAATATTACGAATAACTCCAGACCGGTTGAAATCAATATTGGTGATACCATCATCCAGGGTTCTGCCAATAAGGAAACCGTGGAAGCGCACAGAAAAGTTACAGAAGCCATGGTAAATGAATTTGCCCGGCTTACTGGTGTGAAGTGGTAGCAGAATGCGGCGTGGAAGAATCTATCTCCACGCCGCAAAAATTATAAGAAGGGAGGATGCGGAATTTGTATAATACATACGAGTTTACTTTCGCTGATACGCCAGCGTCCATTTATGGTATGTTTGTTTGTGATATAGGGAGCAAGAAACACACAGACAATGAATTCGGAAATAAGGCCAATATTGTAGAGAAGCGGATACCAAACCGCATTACTCCGCTGCACTATGGCGTTCGATACCATGATGAGCCGTTAACCTTTAATCTGATTTTTGGAAGCGAAGATTATATGGACAGGTATCAGATTCAGGAGGTTTCAAATTGGCTGACAGGATATCAGGAATACCAATGGCTGTCAATAGATCAACCGGATATGGAGCATATCCAGTTCCGGTGCCTGATTCAGTCTTTGACACCTATTAGTATCAAGTGGCTCCCAATTGCTTTTGAGGTAAAAGTCGTTTGTGATTGTCCTTATGGGTACAGTTATCCATTTGAAGAGAAAATCCAGGTGAACGGAAAGAGTAACCATCGGTTTTACAACGATAGCTCAATCAGGGAAAATCTCCGTCCAG